AGCTACGCGAACGGGTCCGGCGGTAATGTCTTTATTGTCCGATTGTTTTCGAGCCATATGAGTTTTTCCCTTATCTTTTCATGATGTTCAAGGTGACATGATCTACAGGCTGTTACCAAGTCATCCATGTCCTCTTCGCCGGAGCGATCGTATGTATTATGGTGGCATTCCAATAACTCAGTCGAACCGCATACCTGGCACATATGTCCATCACGATCAAACACAGCTGCACGAAGTTTCTTCCATCGTGCCGTATCCATGTATTGCCGACGATATTCACGTATCGCGTAATATCTTCGTTCCTTATAAACCTCATAAAGTCGATTGTACTCAGCACTAAATTGCGCCTGTTGTGCACGACGTTCGTTGGATGGATTCTCATAAATCTCATCGTATAGTAGTCGATCATCAGGTGGCACAACGCCAGCAAGCGTTTTCAGTGCATCGACTTTCTTTAGTGGTTTGACCATATTTCCGCAGAATGTACATCGCAGACGATAATGGTCACGTGCAATCGCGTCGGTGATTTTTGTGATAACAGTAGACTTATGTAAGCACGGGTCAAGTCGTCGGTACTTTGGTTTGTTTTCATCGTCCCAGGCCTGCATGTAAACAGACTCAGTCGGAAGGTCTGCATGCGGCATCATGTCAGAGAATTTCACGACAGCGCCGCCATCGTTACTGGCAGATGTTCAAGCATAAGGTTCTGCACTCCCTGGGCGATGTCGCGATGCTCAAGCTGCGTGTCCTGGCGCGTTCGCAGTTGGACATAATGAATCCACGAGCGGATGCTTCCGCTCATGTACATCGTTGTCGGAGTGCACAGCGGCAGGACCATGCGAGCAGTCTCCGCAGCCATGCCATGTGCGATGAGATCGCGATACACGTCGGTCGCGAACTCGATACTGGAACCGACCAAATACAACGCGTCCTGCTGCTCTTTGGTCAGTTCCTCAATCTTCGGTAGTGGGAGGCTGGATTGGCGATTGTGAGCGCCAGCGAGGCGCATCTCTGGGACCTCGATGTCATCGACCACGGTGGCGTATCGTTGGGAAAACTCTTGGAAACTGAACGACCGATGTCGGAGCAGCTGCGCGGCAATCGCTCTCGTGGTCTTGACCTCGATGCACATGCTGGCCATTTCAAAGATTGACCAGTGTCCATGACCGACGCAGTATCTCAATAACCTCGTGACGTCAGGATTGTCCTGGTTCGCGGGGTTCGATACCCTGGCGCAATACCCGATGACACTCTCGGCATCGGGCGTTATCCATACTAGTTTCGTCATGCGTTAGGGTCCTCTTCTCCGATCACAAAGTGTGAACCGTTATGATAGCCAGGTATCGGCTTCGGTGTTGGTGCGAGCTTACGCAGCGTGGTCTGCTGTGGCGGTCCTGGCTTGATCTGTGGACGTGCCTGTTGATGTTGTGCAGCTCCATTGCCATCGTCATCCTCATCGGATGCCAGCGACAGGAGCGCGCTGAGGCTGTAACGTCGACCATACGAGAGTGCACTGCCGAATCCGTGGCTGGTCTGTTGCATCACAGGGACCTGCACGACACCAGCGATCCACTCACCTGAGCTGTGAATGACACGACTCTCGACCATGATGCTGGTGCTGTGCTCACCGTCGATGGTGTCCAGCACCGACTGCACGACGATGAGACCATTCTTGGCAAGCACTGGTCGAACGACCTCCATGATGGCATCGAGCGAAGTGTACTTTGAGCGAAACGCTGGATTCGTGCTGTCCTTCACGATAGGCCTGATTTCAGCCTGGGCCTTGACCAGCGCTGGTGCGATTGCACCGATTGTTTCCGACATTGTCATTTCGTTAACCCCTTGATTCTTAATCCTGCCCTGTTCAAAGCGTCTCCAAACATCTGAGACCATGTGATGTTGCGATGCTCGATGATGTCACCAGCGTACGTGTACAGGCGCCAGCGGCGCAGCTCCTCGAGCACGGGTCGCAGTGCAATCACAATCGCTCCCCATTCCTGACGCTGGTCGAGATGCGCTAGGCGCAGCTGGTCATGGATGACAGCGAGACTGTCATACATCGATGCGCGAATCTGACGTGCCCATTCGACCTGTCGCTGTGATCCAGTCATCACAATGGTGCGTGGTCGAAGCAGGATCTGCATCTGCGTCCAGTGATCGTCAGCTGCTTTCTGTGTGCTGCACATCATGCAGACTCCAAGCGTCGACGCCATGAGGCGCATCTTCGCCTTCATGTCGCCCGTCGTATATCCAAACGTGTGAGTTTCAGTGTGTCCGCACTTCCACTTCATTTCGATTCGTTCGTCCATTCCTGTCCCCTTCGTGTGGTGTCCGCCACATCGACATCCTAGCATAGGTTGACATAATGTGTCAACTGTGTGTATAACGATGACATGATTTACGGACATACACAAGTGGATATCGCTGAGAAACTCGGCATCCACAAAAGCGCAGTGTGTCGGATGCTCTCCGGCGCTCATGCTGTCAGACAGTCGACCGTCAAGCGCATCGCTGATGCAATCGGTCGCAGTGAATACGAAGTGCAGCTGTGGATACTGTGCAAGCGCACAGGACAGACTCTCCCGCAATAGACAGAATAGGACTAGGACAATGGACACAAGAAATATCAAACTTACATGCATCGAATGCCATCGCACGAACGCAGTGCCTTATGGTCGTGGACATCGCATTTGTGACATCTGCTCACAGCGTGAGCTCAAGCGCGAACGCCGCCTCCGGACACAGCGTCGCATCCAGGTGGTCGGGACATTCGTCGTGGTTGTCCTGGCTGTGTGGACTGCATGCATGATGGCGTCAGATTGGGACACGCCGAACAGTCCGGATCATCGTGCACACCAGGCGATGCAGTCTCGTGACTGACGCCATCAATACATGGTCACAGTACAGAGGTAGCAGACGCACCAGCACCACTGGACTCCTGACGCCAGAGGAGGAGTTCTTTCTCGGACGCATGGTCCAGAGTGGTGTCCAGCGTGACAAAGACAAAGCGACCGCTGAGTTTATTGACCACAACGTGCGGATGGTCAGCGCGATTGCAAAGAGATTTAAAGGCCGTGGTTGCGAGCACGAAGACATGCTCACCGATGGCATGCTCGGACTACACCACGCGGTCCAGCGCTACGACCCGTCACTCGGTCATCGTTTCAGCACGTATGCGACCAACTGGATCCGACAGGCCATCGGTCGCGGTATCGAGACTCGTGGTCGAGACATTCGTCTACCGTCACACGCCATCGCTAAACTGTCTCACATCAGAGTCTCGCGCCAGGAGTACATCCTGAAGCACGGTGAGACTCCAACACCGGCGGAACTTCTTGCTTACGTTCGTACAGTTGTGCACACTTACCCGCGATACCTTCACAAGCAAATCGAATCACTCGATGTGAAGTCGCTGACAGAGATCCTCCAGCACGATGTGAAGCTGGTGTCAAGCATCGATGAGCCAAACGCCTACGGCCAAAGTCGATACGACTTTATGCCATCGGGTGAACCTCCGGTCGGTGACCATCTAGACAGAGAAATCCTCTACGCGCAGCTGCGAACTGTCATGGAAGTATTGACGGACCGTGAGATTGCATGTCTTCGCCTTCGTTTCGGCTTTGATGGTCTGTCGGATGGTCGCTCACTCGAGGACGTCGGAATCCTGATCGGTTACAGTCGCGAGCGCATCAGGCAGATACAGGTGCGCGCAATCGACAAACTTCGGGTGGCCGCTGGGGCTGATGTCCTGGCGGAGATTTTTGAGAGGATGGAACTTTGAACGAATCAGAACAGCAGATCGCGTATTTCAACTGGTGCCGAGTCATGGCCGGAAGTGATCAGCGCCTTGGAACAATCTTCGCTGTGCCGAATGGTGGCTACAGGTCGAAGGCCACAGGTGGCCGCATGAAGTCCGAAGGACTCAAAGCTGGAGTCTGGGATATCTTTATCCCGATTCAAATGGGACAGCATTGCGGGATGTGGATCGAGATGAAGGCAGGGAAGAACAGTCTCACGCCAGGACAGATCGCATTCCGTGAGTCTGTTGGCGAATCTTACCTCTGGTTTGTCGCCTATTCCTGGGACGAAGCAGTGGAGGCGACGTGTCGATATCTAGGCATCGCGAGTGGAATCAACTAACAGCTGTTGATTTATTTCATCGGCGAGCTCGATGCTGTGCATCTCACAGATGATGTACCAGACAGCCTTAAGCAGATCGTCGGTCTTAGCTTCGCCAGGTTTAGAACCTGCGCGGAGGAGGTATTTGAGAGCATTGCCACGCTTGAAGTCGAGACCATAGGCGTCGATTATCTCAATGGGCTGAATCGGTTGTTTGCGGTAATGTGTCGGAACCTGCTTGGACATGCAGGATTGTAAGGGGAAATAATGAATCGTGTATCAGAGGCTGTGACATTTTTGTCATGGCTGTTTGAGCCGTACTCTGATGGCTTCGTCGAGATTCGATGTCTGAATCAAGGACGAAATCAGATGCGCTTCTACGAGCTTCCACGAACAGTCGAAGACTGGACCGGCATCGGCGAAGCATGCGTTCAGTGGAGCGATGAAGGAAATGATGTATACGTCGGCGTGTTGCCGCGCTGGCGTAAAGGAGGAAGGGACACCGATGTTCATTCTGCTGCTGTGGTGTGGTGCGATATTGATGATCTTGCTGGTCTGGATGAGACTGCAACGCTTGCTAAAGTTACAGTCGCGGTACGCTCGGGGAAGGGTCTCCACTGCTACCGGCGACTCAAAATGGCTGGTATTGGGACTAAGCCAACCGAACAGCGAGAGTTTGTACAGCTGCTCGAACGATGGATGCTCACACTCTCGAGTGCCGCTGACGTCAAGTGCAAGAACCCGTCAAGAATCCTACGAGTTCCTGGAACTCTAAACTGGAAGAACAGGGAACTCCCTCGATTGGTGGAACTCGCGAAGTATCCTCCAGAAGCCTCCAGAATCGTCGAGGAGACGACATCCACTCATCCATGGGGCGATGAGTGGTCGAGGCTTTTGATTGCCGCCAAAGCGGGAGACCTCCCAAAGCGTGAGCGGGGTAACTGGGATCTCGGACAATACAAGCATGGTCGATACCTGCTGTACTGTTTCAATCACACCATCGTCGGTATCGAACAGATGAGATCGATGGGCATGGTAGAACATGCGACCGAGTGTCGTAACTTGGTAACCACTGCGCTGGACACGCAGATATTCACAGACTAGGACTAAAATGGACGAACTTTCACTGGACGATCTCCGCGCCATGGTGGCCGGAGACATGGCGACGCATGCTCGCGTCGTGGCAAATGGTGAGCACCACTGGGACCGGCTGTTTCAGCCACAACCTGCATCGGGTGGACCATTCAACGGACGAAACAATGCGCTGGTCACACTGCTCGGTTTCTTGCGAGCAAAGCGCTTCAGTATTGACCAGGCGAACATCTTCAGTATCTGGTGGAGTGACACGTACTGTGAGCCTCCACTTGAGCCTGAGCTCATCCGTGAGACCACTGGCCGCTTCTGGGTCCAGTGGGCACAGGGTAATGTCCCCGACGATCTGCCGGGCGGAGAAACGATGTCTCCCTGGGAGGTCTGGGACTGGACACGGATGGAGGTCGAGGAGGAGAAACTCGGAGCGCAGTCCTGGCTGATTCCGAACGTGTTGTCGACTGGCGGACTGCATTACCTGTCATCACCGCCAGGCAGTGGCAAAACGTGGGTGATGTGCGATCTGATTCGCGCAGCTGTATTCGGCGATAAATGGCTGAACGAGTTCGACATCCCTCAGACAAAAGTGTTGTACATCGATGAGGAGATGGGTGTCCAGAAGGTCCTACAGCGGCTGAGGAAGCTCGGAATGCGTTCGGCTGAAGGAATGGGCTACCTCAACAGAGTCGGCATCAGGCTGGACAATGTGCTCGATGTCGAACGAATCGTGAAGCATTGCCAGTCGCAGGGTATTGGTCTGGTTCTCATTGACTCTCTGGTTCGTGTGCATGGCCTGGACGAAAACGACAACAGTCAGATGAGGAAACTCTACGACTCATTCAAGAAGTTGCTCGATGTTGGCATCACTGTCCTGATTGCTCACCACAATCGCAAGGGTGGCACTGACTCGACTGTCAAGCACGAGGGCATGCGCGGCGCTGCGGAGATTGTCGCAGCTGCTGACATGGCCTACAGCGTCGAGAAGCAAGCGAACGGACTGTATCGCATGTACGTCACGAAGGGCCGTCTCATCAGCGATGAGGACGCCATCGATGTCACGTTCGAGATCCGCGATGAGGATGGCCTCACGAAGGTGAGGACGCTTGATGCTGGCGCCAGGAGCGAGGTCATTACACAGGAGATCCGGTCCAAGCTCATTGAGCTCATCAGTGGCGAACCAGGCATCTCACAGTCGCGCTTGGTGGAGCTGTGCGGCAGTAGGAAATCAGTCGTGGCGGCTACACTCGCGGACCTCGAATCGAGTCGGATTGTCACGTTTGATAAGGGTCCACGCAACGCGAAAATGTACCGTCCGACAGGTCTACTTTAGGCGATTCAGTTGTTCCCGCGACCTGTTCCCGACCTGTTCCGCCCTTAAGTATCATAAAACGGGAACAACTGAATAAAACCCCCCTTTGGAAACCCCCCCTGCGAGCTTTTGAATTGTGCTCGCTTAGGAGTTTTAAGTCGAAACTGTTCCTGCGGCCCGGGCGCTAACGCTGGGCCACGGAACAGCATCGACGAATAGTTTGACAAGTGTTTTGATGTCTGGTAATGTCAACTTTGATGGTGCTGGTGGAAACACCTTCTGGATTGGTAACTGAGCCAGCACTGTCACAGAGTGGTCTTTTAGACCGAAGGAGAAATAGAGTTATGGGTTTCTTTTCTAACGCGACGTTCAGCGATGGCAGCTCACAGTTTGAGGCAGCCGTCGCAGGATCTTATGTCTGCCGCCTGGCTAATGTCGAATCAATCGACCGACCATCCTACGATGATCCGAATGTCATGGTCCCTAATTTCAAATTCACTTTTGAAACGACAGAGTATGGCGACAGCAACAGCAACGCCTTCCGCTTCATGAAGTTCACCCGTCAAGGCTATGGCTCCGACAAAGCAGCTTTGACCATCCTGCTCGATGGCATGCTCGGACGGCGCTTGACTTCGAGCGAGTTTCACAACCTCGACATTGACTCGCTCCTGGCTAAGGAGTGGATGGTCACTGTCGACGCGAAGCTCAATACACGCGGTTACAACACGAACGCCATCATCAGCGTCTCTCCTGTCACTGCAAAGAAAAAGCTCACGAAGATCGCGCAGCCTGTCATCAAGACCGATGACATATCCGATCCATTCGGCGAGGACGCCAGCGAGTAGACCGAAACGTTTGCCACTCGCTGTCGCACCAGGCACATCATCAGGGATGTGTCTGGTGTTTTACTTTGAAGGGGAGAATCAAAGTGGGCAAGAATACAAACATTGAGGAGCGGAAACTCCTCATGGTGCGAATCAAAGATCTGAGAGCTGCTGGTCACAACATCAGACGCACAGCTGAGATTATGGACATGTCAGAGAAGACATTGCATCGATGGATCAGGGAAGAAACTCCAGACAGGCCAGTCAAGAAAAGGGATCCGTACATTTCGCTCGATGAAAAGACCGCGACCGTGATCAAGTGGGCGGAGCTCATCGCAAGCGGTGAGACACGAAGCAAAGCAGCTGAAGTCGTCGGTTATCCGATAATGATGATAAATCGATGGATGATGTCAGAACCTTCACTGCGGATTGAGTATAAAGAATGTATCGGCAAAAAACAAAGCAATTACGGTGGCCGCAAATCCTTCGAGTCAATCATGACAGATGTACGCGCAGGACGTCCTGTGTGGCGTGATGGAGGTCGATTCAAGCTTCAACTGGTCGAAGCTGCACTGATGCGATACGAGCTCGATGGCGCGAACGTGTGGAGGTGCAAGGGTTTTGCAACGTTATCAGGCAATGATGTCATGGCGCGAGATTGGACGGTGATCGAATGAAGTTCTCTGAAGTTATTCAACACTTGATGCATGGCAAACCAATCACACGCGCATGCTTCGATCATGATGTGTACATCCGATATTCCGATTTGTACGA